TAGCGGGCCTCTTCTTACTACCCACTGTAGTATTGGCTCAACAAAACATTCCCCTTAATACCACTAACAAGCCTATAAGTTGTGGTGATGCCAAGGCCATATTTGCCGAACTACAACGTGTAGGTGAAAATCCTGTATGGTATGGTAATGTGGAAGATCCAAAAAGTTTATTAAGTCTTTGGATCAGCAAAGAAAATAATACTTGGACTGTGTTACAGAGTGGACAAACCAAAGCCTGTGTTATTGATGTGGGTGTAGGTAATGTATTTTCTGCTGATCTAGTGCAGGGCAAGTAGTTATTTTTTACACATGGGTTTGATACCATTCATGGTAATACCCATCTTTTGCCAAGAGTCTATATCACCCATAAGGAAATAGGGTAAGTACCAAAATAGTAGAAAATATTTGACTTGTACATCTAATAAGTTATTGATCATTTTTTGTATCCAAAAGCAAGTTTGCCAATAACTTTAGTAGAAAAATAGTTTTTACCAGCCTCTAGCTTAAGGTTACCAGTGAATTGAGGAGGCCATATGGTTTGAAACCTTTTAACCTCCACTCCGTTATTTGTAGCTTGTGTGTAAAGATGTATCTGTAATAAAGGACTGCTATTTAAAAACGTTAAACAGGCTTTACTGAAGTTTGGTATTTCAGTATTCACATGGTTACATACCATTTTGGCCAATCCCGCTAGTGCGTGATTTCCTATATTATATCCTGAAAGAAAATCAGTAACAGTCATGTTATTCATTAATTTTTGGATATTAGCGTACTGTTTACCTTTGGGCACTTGTGTTATGCCATTTTTAATAGCTGTTAGTATGAATCTCGTATCATCTTCAGATAAGAACCCAAATTCCTGCCCTAATACAATAGGACCCATGATCATACTCTGTTGTCCTATTACTTCCATTATATGAACTGTTTCAGGGAATTGTTCTAAAACAGCCTCTTGCCCAGTTCTACGTAATAGTTCAATACCATCTAATATATTTTTAGAACTGGCTTTAGCTCCGTCATTGCCCTTACTGCTAATACCTATTCTAGCACCTTCAGCAGGTACCATATAACTATCCACAAGACCAGCATTTTTACCTATACTAAAGGCTATTCTACAACTATTCCAGGGTGCATCTTGTAGTAAAAATGCTCTTGCTTTTTCTGCATCCCCACCAATTAATCCCTGCCATAAGGCTATAGGTGCTATTATTTCACCTAAGTCATCTCTGATCGCAGGCTCCATTGCTTTATCTACAGCAAATACTGGTAATTTACCTTCCAACAACATGTTCATACCATTCACCAGTGAAGGATCTGTTAATTTTAAACTGCCTATAAGTTGCTCTGGACTTTCAAATGGTTGAGATAAGTCTAATAGGTCTGATGGTTTTAGGCCTGATCTAGCCTTTTGACTGGATTTTATTGCTAGTTGATAGCCTGGAAGTTCATTCTTCCATTTACCTCCCATGTTATGAAGAATTTCTTTGAAATACTTGCCAAAATAAACTTCTTCATTTGTTTCTGGATCTCGCATGGTCACTACAGCAAATGCTAGTACTCCTTTGGTGGGAGTATTGATCCATTGTATATTAGGATATGTTTGATTGACTTGATCTACGTTTTTTTGAAAAATAATGGGATTCGGATATTGTCCTTTAGGAGTAGGAAATGTTTCAGCCTTGACAAATTCTAATTTTTTATTAGGGTCTTGTGTGCTGTGAAAGGGATCTCCAGGATTCCTAAATAGTATACCTCTCGAGGACTCTGGAATCGTTCTAAACTCTCTAAATCGCATAGTTAAGTATTTACCTTAACTCTGGGAACAAACACTCCTGGATGAAAACCCTTACATCTTCCTCGTTTAGCCCCAAACTGGTCATCACCTTAGGCGTGTGAGGATTCATTTTTTGGTTGTGTGCGTAGAAATTCTGTGCCTCTCTACTATCGCCCTGTCCATTAGTTTCACCCACATTAGCCAGATAGTGCTCTACTCCACTACGAGCCATAGCAAAAATTTGATCTAGTTCGTGTTCGTCCTGTACATTTCCAGCAGCCACCATACTCTTACTGAATATACGCTGTGCCCAATCTGGGAGTGCTCTTTCCTTGCGCCACTCCATCTTATTAACTTCGTGCTCAAACCACTCTAACATAGGATGATCTCGTCTAGTAGTTGGGCTGAAGTCATAAAAACAGCCGGTGATTTTATTCTTACCGGCTATTACATCAAAACCAAATATGGGGGCTGGGTTATGTGTATGTGGAAATACGCAACAATGCATCATCCACAAACCTTTTTTCTCTCTAGCATCTACTACATCTACGTGAGCACGACGATAGTTTTTGCTAGTCCAAACACGGTTGACCCAACCTGGTTGGTTAAATCTATCCATGCCTTCTTCAAATACTTCTGTGCCAGTACGAGTGAAATTATCTTCTAATAAATGCTGTACATTGATTAGACTATCCCAAACCTTACTCTCCATTGTATAAATCCCTCATCATCTTAATGGCCCATTCGAAGGCCACACGAGCCTCATCACCTAGGTCGTCTGTGAGTGTGATACGAATAGCTGTCTTCATAGCATCAGCGTTCTCGAAATCATAGAACTTGCCTTGGCTGATATGTGCCACTTGTTTTTTAATGATCTGGCCTCCGAAAAGATCGCCCATATGGCGACAATATAGATGTGCCTTGATAAGGTGCTTGCGGAATTCATCATTGCCCAATTTATGTAGGTATGCCTGATACTCCAAAGTCGCTGGAGTTAGATAACAATAACTACCATCATCTAGTTCTTGGAAGTCAGCATAGATTGCCTTGAGGCGTGGTAGATTTGGCATGCTTACAAGGAAACCTTGGCGTTGGCAATACCATTCTATGGGATCATAGATCGCCAGTAGATTATACAGATAGTTTCTGTAGTCTTCTTTCTTGATTTTTCCGCTTAGTAACATCTTGGCGAATTTAGTTGTTTCTGCTTCGTGATGTAGATCTTTAGTAATTTCTCTTAAACTCATAAAAAACCTCCTAAGCATATTTACTTAGGAGGCAAAAATACAGGATTTTTTTATTCTTCTTCTAATTTAATTTGTAACGGAAATCCATTAGCCCTTGCTAAGTTCGTAGTTTCAATTGCTTTTATTTCAGCAATCTCAAAACTATATGTACCTGCAACCCCACTACCTTTTTCATGAATATGAAGAGTAATATCTTTTGAAGTTTCTAAAGAATGCTTGTAGATTTCAATTAACACACTAATAACAAACTCCATAGGAGTTTGATCATCATTAATAAAAATTACATTCCATTTTTTAGGTTCTCGTATTTCAATTTTTACTCGTTCATCAATTTGAACATCTGTAGTAATTTCTGTATCTACCGCCATTTTAGACTCCATTCAAATAATGGGGGAGTTTCCTCCCCCGAGGGGTTAACTTTCTTTAATTTGAATCTTTCTTGGCAAGAGCGCTTCAGGAATGATTCTTTCAATTACGATAGTCAATAGACCATTTTTAATTTCAGCAGATTTAACTTCCATATGCTCTGAAAGCGCAAATGTGCGTTCAAAGTTACGTAGAGCCAAACCTCTGTGCAAAGTTTCAACATCCTCATCATAGGTTACAGATTTTTTTTGTCCTGTTATGATAAGTTGATCTTGATCTAGGCTAACATCAATCTCACTACGTTCAAAGCCTGCTACTGCTAATGTAATAGTGTAAACATCACCTTGACGTTCTAGATTAAAAGGTGGGTAGTTGTTGTTAAGACTATTGGCCCAACTACGTTCCATGGTGTTAAAAATACGATCAAAACCGATAAGCGCTTTATTTAAAGCCGCTGTATCCATTCTAGCTAATTGTGTTTGTGTCATTTAAATTTCTCCTTAGTTAAGCAAGATTAAAAGTGGCCTCACCCGAGCACCACTTGACTATTTATAAGCACGTTAGGCTGCATCTTTAACTTCTTTAAAATCTACATCAGTAACGTCCTTATCTTTTTGTTGACTTTGGTTTTCCTTGGCCTTGTAGATAACTTGTGCAGCCACCACAAGGTCACTAACTTTTTGAGTTATTGACTCTTTATTACCTGTGGCTAATTCAGCCATTACTGCTGTAATGGCTGACTCAATGTTATCTTTTTCAGTTTGGGATAACTTAGTGTCAACCTCTTTCAAATCCTTGCGGATCTGATAGACTTGTGTGTCAACCTGATTACGCAAGTCAACAATGTCACGTTGTTTGCGATCTTCCTCAGCATTTGCTTCGGCTTCACGAATCATCTTTTCAATTTGATCCTTACTAAGTCCGCTATCACTCTTAATGGTAATTTTATTTTCTTTACCTGTAGTTTTATCCTTAGCACTAATCTTCATAATACCATTTGCATCAATATCAAAAGTAACTTCAATTTGTGGCATACCTCTTGGCTGTGGTTGAATGCCCTCTAAATTAAATTCACCAAGTAATTTGTTATCCCTAACAAATTCACGTTCACCTTGAAATACCTTAATAGTTACTGCTGGCTGATTATCATCCGCAGTACTAAATGATTGGCTAGCCTTGGTTGGAATGGTAGTATTCTTTTGAATAATCTTAGTCATTACACCACCTAATGTTTCAATACCCAAACTCAGTGGGGTAACATCAAGTAGTAATACATCATTACGCTCACCGCTTAGTACAGCACCTTGTACAGCGGCACCTACTGCTACTGCTTCATCTGGGTTAACATCTTTGCGTGGCGATTTACCAAATAGTTTTTCAACAGCATCCTGTACCTTAGGCATACGTGTCATACCACCAACAAGAATGATCTCGTCAATATCTGCTGGTGTTATATGAGCATCTTTCATAGCAGTTCGACAAGGAGTAATACTACGCTCAATTAAATCCTCAACTAAACTTTCTAATTTGGCACGAGTTAATTTTAAATTTAAATGCTTTGGACCGCTAGCATCAGCAGTAACATAGGGTAGATTAATATCAGTTTGTTGGCTACTTGATAATTCAATTTTTGCCTTTTCAGCAGCCTCTTTAAGACGTTGTAGAGCCAAAACATCTTTGGTAAGATCAATACCTTGATCCATCTTAAATGTATCAACTAGATAGTCCATGATTCGTTGATCAAAATCTTCGCCACCTAGAAATGTATCTCCATTTGTACTTAATACTTCAATCTGCTTGTCACCATCTAAGTTGGCTATTTCAATAATACTGATGTCAAAAGTTCCACCACCCAAATCATATACTGCGACCTTACGATCTTTTTTATCTGTCTTATCAACTCCATAGGCTAGAGCAGCAGCAGTCGGTTCGTTGATAATACGCAATACTTCTAATCCAGCAATTTTTCCTGCGTCTTTTGTAGCCTGACGTTGGCTATCATTAAAGTACGCTGGCACTGTAATTACGGCTTGTGTGACTTCATAGCCCAAATAATCTTCAGCAGTCTTTTTCATTTTGCGTAGGACTTCTGCTGAAATTTGAGGTGGTGCAAGTTCTTTACCTTGTGCTCTTACCCAAGCATCTCCATTATTACTTTCAAAGATTTCGTAGGGCATGAGATCAATGTCTTTTTGTACAGCCTCTTCTTTAAACCTACGTCCAATTAGACGTTTGGCTGCATATACTGTATTTTTTGGATTTGTAATTGCTTGACGTTTGGCACTAGCACCTACAAGGATTTCATTATCAGTGTAGGCTACAATACTAGGAGTAGTACGAGCGCCTTCGCTGTTTTCTATTACACGGGAATTGCCGCCTTCGATAATAGCGACACAACTATTAGTAGTACCGAGATCGATACCTATTACCTTACTCATATTGTTATCTCCTTAAATTAAGCAAGAATTAAATGGTCTTATTTAAGCACCAATGGTATTTATACATTAATCAAATTTTCTACCAAGTTTTTTAAACATATTTTGCACTCCTATGGCCTGTCGAACAGCATCTTCTAAAGCATGATGTTTGTTGGCTTGAGGCATTTCTGGATCATAGCCTAAATCAAACAATGTGCGTGTGTCTCTTACTTGCCAAAAATTCCATGGGTATGGTTTACCCAATTGTCTAAAATAGTGTTCTAAGATGATGATATCAAATGTGCTACCATGGCTCCAAAAGTGAGTAGATCCCATACAGAACTTATAGAAGCCATCCATAACTTCTCTAATGTCTACTCTACCTTCTGGGTTGAATGCTTCTTCTTGAACTTCTTTATCTTGTTTACTCCACCACTCTATAGTATTATCATCAATAAAACTATCTAATCCTTCAAGGCTTTCTAATTCTATTCTATGATAAAAATCATCGTAGATTTCAGAACTATTAGGATCAAAGGTTACTGCACCAATACTAAGCATAGCAGCATTAGGTGTAGTTGCCAAAGTTTCCAAATCAACCATTAAATGTTTAGCCATGGATATAATATATTAGATTTTTTAGAATTAGTAAAGTTTTTTTGGTAATTGTTCTTTTTCTAATTTTTTCTTATATCGGTTCACAGCAGCACCAAACTTTCGTTTACGTTTTGTAGTTGGTTTTTCATAAAATTCACGGCGTCTTAACTCGTCTAAAATGCCATTTTCATCTATTTTCTTTTTAAATTTGCGTAGTGCTCGACCAACATCTTCTTCTTCACGTAAAAAAACTTTTCTTCCATTAAAATTATTCATCTTCACCTTCTTCTGGGTCTTTAACTTGCTTAAAAAATGGTATACTATCTAAATCATAAATTCTATTTTTACTGATTATATGATAAGGAGTGATTTCATCTTTTGTAATGTAATATGTATCTGATTGTGCTATCATAAATGTTACAAAGCTTCTTGTTATTGGATCACAATTATCAATATCTATAATTGTAACGTCTGCATAATTGTGTACGCTTAATAACCAATCTATATCAATTTCATTTTGATCATACACAAAAACATTTAGTTCATCTAAAATTTGAGAAATATATTTTTGAAAGACTTGTTTTGTTTCTGTAGATGGCTTGACTAACATTATGCTAGGATTGTCGTTGAACAATTTGTCAGGTGGTGTAATTACATTAATTTTTCCTATATTCATTTTGTGCTCTTATTCTTTCTAATTCATCAACTTGCCATGGTAAGCGATCAATCAAGCCCATTTTTTTAAGTTTAAGTTGCTGTTTGATTGTATCATCTGGATTTGCATCTTTCCATGCTTTCATTAGATCTTTTTCTCGTTGTTTTAGACTATTTATATAAACAGTTTCTTCATCTTCGATAAGAATAACTCTGTCTTCTTCATCAGTTGCTACTTTTTTTTTTCAATTTCTAAATTATCCTCTTTAGGAGGTTCAGATTGATTGCCTACTGAGATTGCATCGAGAATAGGTTGTGGTGTTGGTTCAACTTTTACTTGTGTAGAATCTACTGTCACTGTAGGTTCCTCTACAGTTGGCTCTGGTGCAATGTTTTCAACTACTATGGGAATTGGAGTCGTAGGTGCTGGCTCTGGAACTTGGTAAGGTGTTGATACAATCTCAGGTTCTGATTTTGGCTCTTGCTTTATGGGCTCTACTTTAATAGGTTTCCATTTGAAAAAGTAACCAGGAGTTTCAAGATATGTTTGTTTAACTATTGGTTCAACAGGCTTTGGGGCAGTTTCTTGTATTTGTTCAACTTGCTTGTCAGTTAATGGACCATCATCAGGTTCATATTTGGGTTCTTCCTGTAGTGTTTCTTCAGGATCTTTAGGACGCATTTCTTCTTTGATTTTGGCTAATATGCTATTGTCGCCTTTACGTTCAGCAAAGGCCCATTGGAAACTCATTTGACTTGCTAATAATAACAATACTGCCAAAGGATCAAATACAAACACAATGGTTAGAATTACCCAAACAACAGCTTTCTCTAATAGATTATTATCTGGATTGTCACCGTAGATAAGAGCAGCAATGTATTTGATAGGACCAACTTCAGCTTCTACTTTACGTACTTCGGCACGTATAGGAGCAGCCTCTTCATTTAATGCTGTGATCTTACGCTGTTCTGCTTCGATCTCTTTGAATATTCTTTCTCTATCCTTAGCCTGACTACGACGTATTTGATTACTACGATCCGCACCCTGTTCTGTGGTACTACGACTCATGACCTGATCAACAGCCGCATCCATTTGTTTTAGTTGTGCTCTATTCCCTTCTATGTTTTCTCTTGCTATTTTGATTTTTTCGTCAATAAGACTTAACTTGGCTTGTACATCTCCACCCACTAGGTTTTGATCACTATGTGCCTTACTGAGATAACCAAATATACCCATACTGGTTATCAACATCAGTGTGATCACTGCTATGGTGAGATAGCCTTTAAGTGTCCATGGAGTTCGATACCAATTAGCCTTAAGCCACCATGCTGTGACTAGTTTACTAATTTCTAATACAGTGCCCATTATAATGACACTGAGAGCGGCTGCACTGAATATACTAGCCAGACCTAGAACTGAATAATAGATAGCAATTGTTGAAATTGCTATCCCTGTAAAAAATGTTAAGAATGCTAGAACCATAGTAATATTTATTTAATATGAATCTCCTGCATTATACATTTGTATATACACTATTTATGGAAATGCCATGTATTATCTTTATCCATACATCCCCAAAATTCGTTATCCTCTCTATTCTTTTCTGTAATCACAGTAGTATAAACTCTACGGCATAATCTACCACTTAGACGAGCAGTTGCCATAATTTCAACGATACCATGGTTGTAACTGTCATCACTGTACCACCTGACGAATTCACCATTATCAAGAGTGGCCACTGCTGTATATACAGCCTGTTGATGCTTTCGACGATCATCTTCACTTAATTTTCCAAATAATCGGTTAACACTGTTAATTATAGAATAAGCACTTTCACTCCAACGTAATTGTGCTTGTACTGGTGTACTAACGATTAATACCGCGGCCGTCAATAATTTCCCAACTACCATCACGCTTTTGGCAAACATAATTTATTCCTTGTACAAGACGCCCATTAGGCAAACGGTGTTCATATGGATGTTCAAAACATCTAGGACTAATACCCATTTTCTTAATAGGTATGGTTTCAATTGGATCATCGTTACATCTAACCTGTGTAGTACTATCTACTTTTTCACCATTCTTTACAGTGATATCCTTGCTTGTATAGCAGTACTGTCTGGCAGTCTTTGGAGGAGAATTAGCACACCCCACCAAAAATGCTAGACCTAATACTGCTAGGCCTAGTCGATACCTGTTCATCGGTCACGATTTTCTTGGATTAGACGATCAAATACTTCTTTACGCATTTTTAAGCGTACGAAAGTATAATGTTTGCCTCCCATAGTAAATCTACCCTG